GCATTAGGCGCTTTTGCCTCAAAAGTAACAACCATAGAATATACATCCCCTATATTTTGAGCCTGTACTTTTTTACTAGTCCCATTATAAAAAACTTTTGAAGAGTTCATATAAGTTTCTATTGAATTTCCTGCATTATTAGGGAGGACTATTGCAGCGGCGGCGTCAACAACAGTTAAAAAAGATGAAGTGGTGTACTGAGTATCGTCATAACGAGCCCATCCAAAACCAGACCCTCCTATACCAGGAATAGAACCAGTTATGTAGTTTTTAATACTACTTAAAGTGGTGTATTTTGTTATTCCTACTTGTACATCTACAAAAAGTTCGTTACCGGTGAGGTTATCTGATAAAGGCAACTGTGATATAGGCAAATCTGGCATACTCTTAAGTTCTTATGTTATATATATTTTTGACCCGTTTTCTTGTAAAATATAAAAAAAATTTTCTTGTTGTAAAAATCCTTTGTATACTTCTTTTATTGGCTCATCTCCTCCTCTGGGGTTATACCAGTCATTATATTTACTCTTGCTTAATTCATCTAAATACTTATTATATCTTTTTATTTGTTCTTGAAGAGGTAAATTTCTTATCTCGTTAAGAGTCTTAAATTTAGGCCATAATATTTCTTCAGTTGTATGCATTTATTATAAATATGCTACTATTTAAATGTCGTTATTTATAATATTCTTCTCATCTAATAGATCAGAATCGTCCTGTTTTTGTTCATATAGGACTATTTTTTTCTTCCTTTTACCTTCCAAACCCTTTAAAGAAGATTCCATTGCAAAAGGTTTAATTTTATCAGTTCTTGTTGCATCAAAAGGAGTCTCCGGTTTAGTCCCTTTAGATCCTAAAGGATCCCTTCCAAACGCCGATTTGTCTGTTTTATAGATGGAGGCTTTCTCTTTTGGTCTTCCCACTGGGTTATTTTCATACTCGTCGTAAGGATCTGGCAAATCTTCTGATGGCTGTTTCTCATCACTCTTTGAATATATAGATGCCAAGTCGTGCTTAGTACCGTAAGACTCCCCAGATATAGACGGATCATTTCCTTCGTTCTCAATCTGATTATACCTAAAGGTTCTTTTAGCATCTTCGGCTATCAAATCTCTTTGCTGAATAAGTTGATCTTCGCTCATTTGGAATATCTTATCTCCTATCCAATCGGTAGAAAATATCTTCTTATCCATTATATTTCCTGCCAAATCAATCTTCTCTTTAAGAAGTGCTATCTTCTCTTGTTCGTATATTATAGACGGATTGTTTAATTCTAGAGAGAAATTAAGCAAATCTGCGTCTTCAAACCCTTGAACGTACAAGTGTATGATAGCTATTTTTTCTAATTCACTGATTATTATCCTTTGAATTCTCTCCACAGTTCTAGAAAACCTTACGTCTAGAGAGCTTATAGTTGACTTTCCGTTTAGCTCATCTGAATAGTTTAAGAAGGCTTTTGGAACTTTTAAAGATCCTAGCATAAGATCCCTTAAGAATTCCACGTCTTCTATACCAGCATATTCTAGACCTTTTGTAGTATCTATCTTTGTCGTAGTGTCTCCAGGTCTTACAGGGATGTAAAAGTCCTCAAGCATGTTTTGAACATTGAACTTAAGGTTATAATCTCCTGTTTGTTGATCCATGAATGGAGTCTTTTTCATTCCATTAATGGTCTGTTGCACAAACCCATTAACTTCATTTGGAGGTATGTTTCCTACGTTTATGTAAAAAATTCTTTTTTCAGGAGCTCTCATAATCCTATGAAGAAGCATAGCGTCCATCATAAGAGTATATTGTTTAAAATACTTTCTAGCAGGCTCTATATAAGACCTTCCAAAAGGTAGGTAGTTTGTGTCGGTAAGTAATCTGAAGTGCGCTATTTCAAAATTTTCAAAAGATTCTTTATTCTTAGTTGCAGTTGTGCCACCTGCTACAGCGACTGGATCATATATGAATTTTATATAGGAAGGGTTATTAGGATCTTGACCTTCTTCTCTAATCATATCATATACAGAAAGAGGTCTAACGTTGTACACACCAAACTTTTCAGCTATGTCTAGCTTTAAGAAGAAATCTCCGTATTTACACATGGATCTGATCCACATAGGGAGATTAAACTCTATATTAAGGACCTGATAAAACAGGTTATAGAGTATTTTTTGGATGTTCTCATTAGAGCTTCTTATTTTCAATACTTCATTAGTCTCTCCTTTTAGGGTAGCTTCTTCACATATTATATCAAGGACTGCGGATACCAATCCATCAGTGTCCATAGCTTCGTAATCTGCGTACAATTGAAGTCTTAGAGTTTGATAGTTCAGAGTTGGATTGAATTGCATCCTTTGTCCGGCTTTGTGCAGCCTAGTGAATCTATCTACAAGAGAATTAGTTTGAAGTTGTCCAAAGCTTTGAATCCTCTCGACGTCCATTACTTTCAATTGCTTTCCTCCTACATTCCTTACTATTACGTCTGTAGAGAATAATCGTTTTAATCGAGGAAAAAGTGAACGGTCTATTGGCATGTGCTATTATTTAATTATATATAAATATTAATTTTTACCTTATAAGCCAACTTATATCTTCTTGTTGGCCATTTATATTCATATTATAAGGATTTTCAAAATTTCCTTGTCCAGGCAAAGATAGGTTATTAAAGCCAGACCTCTTCGTTATATTCCCTATCAAGGCTTTTTGCATGTCTATTCCCCTGTTTTTATAGTGTATAGCACTGTCTCTCAGAAACATTCCTATTGCATAAGACATTACGCAATCATCATGATATCCAGATTGTGCTTGTGGTTTACTATTTTTCCACACAAAGGTAGACATTTCTGAAATTAATCTTCTAGAATTTAAAGATATTGTATGATCCCTTACATATTGTTTAAAAGCTAGCAATACCTCAGGTCTTGTTTTAGTAGAAGTGGTGAATCCAGGAGTCATTTTACTAGTGTCGTGGTCGTAGTATTGATTTATATACTGCGATACGTTTAGCGTGTCTCCTTTTGGAGAGTAATAGATGTTATTGTAATTTAACTCTAAAACATCGCTAATAGTAGCGTGACCTAATCCAGTATTTTCTACCACCAATAAAGCACTGTTATAATCTGTAGCTACAGATACTGCGAATTTAGATAGTGATTTAGTGTCCATATCGCCTCTATACTCGGCTACTTGAGACCCTGTAAATACATCTATTACTTGAACGACTGATGAATCAGATCCGTCTCCTTTTGCGGTATCTATAATAACCATATAATTTCTATCAGGCGCTGGGTATTCCCATATCCAATAATCTCTACTAGCTCCTCTTTGCTCTATAGGATCTCTAGTTCGGTCTGTATAATACTGTAGATGTTCACTTTCAAAATAAGTATCTCCAGATGAAATAAAGCTGCAGTCGCACTCCTGTGCTGCTAGTCTTTTTCCTAGTTCTTTGTCTTGATCTTCCCTCCACTTTATATTTCTGTCTGGGTGTACGCTCCATGGGAGTCTTATAGGTATGAAGTTATTATCTCCTACCTCGGCTCCTACCCATTGTTGGTGAAACCATTGACCTACTCCATTTGGAGTCGATAGCACAATAGCTACACCTCCTGTGGCTAGGGTTTGTTGCGCAGATCCCCAAAGATCTTCTGCGTTTTCTATAAAAGCAGCCTCATCTAATATTAAGACGTTTGCAGTATAGCCCCTAGCGCTTTCTGAGGCTCCAGAAGCTGCTTTTATTTTAGATCCATTAGATAGTATAAGACTGAGTTTATTGTCCTCTACAGCTTGTACTTTTAACCAACTTGGTAGTTGAGCGTAGGCAAATCTTACCTTATCTACTATGTTTCTTGCTTTTTCTTGTGTAGGGGCTAGAGCCAATATAGATTGGTCTTTCTTAAAAATCATTAGCCATAAAGCAAATGCAGCAGTAAGAGTAGTAATACCAAGCTGTCTTGACTTGAGAATAAGAGTTCTGTCGTTCTTATTAAGAAGGTGTAATAGTTTTTCTTGAAAAACATAAGGAGTGAATAACATCCTCCCTTCGCTAGTTTGAATATATACATAACGTTTTAAAAAATAAATAGGATCCGAAGCGGCTTTAACATACTCCTCTCGAATTACATCCTTAATGGATTTTTCTTGTTCAGACATAACATTATTTACTAAGTTTCCAATATGATTGGATTCCGTAAAACACGGTTCCATCAGAAGTTACTCCAGCTTTTATACCATATATTTGATCTTTTTTGTTTTTAAACAATATCCCAGCATCTACAGATCCAAATCCAAAAGTCTTATCTGCTGATATCCCTCCGCCTATATACACTTGATTTCTAGGTTTATAAGGTTCTTTTATAGTTATGGTCATAGTTTTTTCAGGATATTTTATAGAATATTCAAAAGATCTTCCATATATTAAGTTTTTACTAACTGTGTCTTTTACTACAACATACCCATTAGTATCTATTTTAACTGTGTCAAAAAACATATTTTGAGCAAAATGTAAATTTCCTAACTCCATATATTGTTTTAACAGTCCCTCATAGTTAGTATCTGGCATATACTGAATACTGTCTTTCCATAAAGTATCCGGTTTTGACTTTACTAATAATGGCTTGCTTTTTACAGTATCGTGCAGTTCTATATATTTTACAGAAACTACAGTGTCTATAGTAGCTTTAGGATTAGTAAAACTCCCTCCACACCTTTGAAGAAAAACTACTGCTGCTAAGATAAGAATTATTATTTGAAAAAAATACTTTTTTACTAAATCCATACAAAAAAAATTAAACTTATTTAAAACCCTCTGTCCAATCTCTAAATACTAAATTACCTCTTACATAGGCATCAGCTTCCATTTTTCTCAAATGTTTATCATGTTGAGAATATAAAGGATCTTTTAGAGAATCTATATGAGATCCCTCAAACATTCCAGATATATTTTGATTGTGGTGTATTAATTCGTGAGCATAGCTTCTTAATACATCTTTTATATGCCTGCCTGCTACATATAAAACTACTGATGAATTCATTGGATTGTAATATGCAGTTTTTCCAAAAGGATCATTAGCATATTCCGTGCTGTTTGATATGACTACCTTTGGATAAGGCATTATCTTAATACCAGAATTTTGGATATATTCTGACAAGCTTAGTAGATATGGTACTAAATTCTGTCCAGATATTGGGACTTGCTGGTTTATATTTTGATATCTTGTAAGCTCCATATTTGTTATTGTTGCGGCTCCTCCTCCGGGGCAGCTTCTGGCGATTCTGGAGTTTCCGGAGACTCTCCTGCTGGTGCAGGCTCTTCTTCTGGTTCTGGTTCTTTTGCTATCGGGGCTGTGCTAAGTAATATGTTAATATTATCTAAGGCTTGTTCGTACTCAGATTTATTTACTATATCATACTTTTTACCACTAGCTATTATTTGAAATGAGTCCGAGGGTTCATAATCTTCAGGATAGTCTAATTCTAAAGGGGTAGGATTATATTTTATATCGAAGAAGTTACCGTTTGGTATTACGACTCTAAAGGTAGTAGGATTATATGAAATGCAACGAATATCAGATACTGTATTTCTTATTTGATCCACTGTATCCGGGGTTTTCTTGTTGCCTGTAGTAAGCATTTTTAGCAATACAGAAGTTATCTTTGGGGACTTGTTTAGTATCTTGTCTAAATTAGACTCTGTCTCTACAGGAGTTATTTCCGCCTCTTCGGCTAGTCTATATCTAAAAATTTGATGGAAATTAGGTTTCATATATATATATAAATATGCGGTTATTTAACCTTTTTAGGTTCCCACCAATCTGTGCAATACTCTAGAGGGCTGTATGGTATGCTGCTGTCTCCGTTATTCCATTCTTTATAATACTCATTTGAACAATGTCCTGGTTCATCTTCTTTACCTTTGTGCCAATATTCACAATTAGCGCAACATGCGCCTCCTTTAGGGACCTTCATACCAGCTTTGTGATCTTCTGGTAATACATAGTTACCGCCTCCGTATTCCTCTAATAAATCTATTAATTTTGTCATACTTGTAAATAGTTGTTTAAAACTCCTCCTATTGTTGATAACTCTAAGTCTATATCATTAATATCTTGACTTGTTAAATTTTTCTTTTTAGATACGTAATCAATACCTACAATAGCTACGAATTCATTTTTTATCGTATACACAGGAAATAGGTATGTACTTTTAACTCCTGCTCCTGGAATGACAGACGTAAATCCTTCAAATTGTTTATTTTCTATGCTAGTATCGGGTATTGATATTACAAACCCTTTATGTAAATTGTTTATAGTCCTGCTAAAAAGACTTACTGGTATATTTTGTAATTGATGTTGACAAGGGACTATGCCTTGATCCAAAATCTCATATACCATACTAAATTTTTGTATTGATTTTCCTGTAGGGTAGTAGTTTCCACCATTATGAAACTGAAGAATCCATATTCTGTCTGCGTGTTCTTTATTTTTAACTTCCTCTAGTTTATCTGTTATGAGTTGGTTAGCTTCTATAGAATCAGATAAAGGGTCTTTCTTCTTCCTCTCAATCATTATTTTAAAATAATGTACAGCGATAGGTCCCAATAGGGAAGTTGTTACAGCAGTTATTATAGCTACTATTAATTCATTACTCATTGTTTATCCTTTGTCCTTTTTTTAAAAGATACTTTTGCTTTATCTGTATTTGAAACAAACTGCTTTCCTTTTTTGGATGCTGCTACTTTCTTTTTAGATGTAGCGGCTCTTTCTTCTTTTGACAACCTTTCTGCCTTAGCTCTAGGCAAGCATCTTGTTGTGGGTTTACCTTTTTTCATAGATCCGCAAGGTCCGGCTATATTGCCTTCTGTGTCTATTCTAACCCAATCTTCTTCGTTAAACCAGCTGTGAAGGCTTTCTTCTATGTCTTCTTTTACTTTTTTCTTCTTCTTTCCTATTCCTCCATTACACACTTGTACAGCTCTTCCCATCAAGTACGCAGAATGTTTTTCTCCAGCAGCTATTCTACGATCCGCATAAGCTCGTCCCTTTGGACATAATTTTTCAGTTATCATTTGATCCATAACATTCTCGCCACACTTATGACATACATACTCATCCTCTCCCCCTTTATTCAACTCCCAGTCCCATCCGCATTTGCAAATGACTTTGAAAGATCGCTCTTCTGCTATTTCTTTAAGTATGTCTAGAAATTTCACTATTCAGCAGATTTTATAGCTTGTGCAGTAGCTATGGCATATTGCTTTGGCCCCATCTTATCTTTACCGCCACCTTTCATAGCCATTGCTTTTATTATATCTTCTTTCTTAGCTTTCTCAGCTTTAGTAAGTTTTTTTTCATCTACAGGCTCAATCATACCCATATCATCTTCTCCGTCTTCCATTTCATCATCTTCTTCTTCCTCATCATGTCCTCCTAACTCGTGAAATCCTTGAGCTGCTTGATCTATATAGTTTTCGGCGTTAGTAATATGGTCCTGAATCCATCCTGGTATATTTCTCTCATCGTCTCCTAGTTTTCTTGCTAGATCTACTGCGGATTTAACTATAGATTCTAAGCTACTCTTAGCCATGGATACTTCATGGTCCATGCCATCTGCGCCTTCTTTCTTAATGTTCTTCCACATGGCAGCAGCAGCGACCTTTTCTCCCTTTTCTTTAGAGCCATACTCCTTAGCAGCCTTAGCAGCTACTTTTTCAAAGCCTTTACCTTTTTTGCCTATATCTTTACCGGCTTTAGCCTTCTTAACTACATCAGACTTTTGCTTCTTGCTAAGTCCTGCTGATGGTTTTTCCTTTTTTGCTTCAATTAAAGCCTCTTTAAAGATTTCTGAGAGTTTCATTTTTAATCATTTATACCTATAAATATTTAATTATCTAACCTTTCTTTCATTTCTTTTAGCTCCTCTTTCCATTTTTTTACCATATCTTCCTTATCTATACCCCCTTCCCACTCTTCTATGTCTCCTTGTTCAGTAACATAGCTCTCTTTAGCTGAAGAAATAGCGAACTCTTCTATAAACTGTTCTGCCTCTTCTATATGAGTTATAATGTTCTTAGTTACCATGTTCCTAGCGTACTGTTCGTACTTACCCTCTGCTTTAAGCTTTGTTTCCATAACCACAACACAATCAAAACAGATACCGTGAATAGGGTACATCTTTTTATCTAATTGATTTTTCATTTGTCTAGAACAGTTAGGACATACTAGCGGCATTCTGTTAGCCTTTTTAACTAGGTCTAATTTAGTTACGGTTTGTTTTAAACCGTTTTTTATAGTCCAGGTCTTATCATTTTCTTGCCATACATCCCCTTCTAATCTATCTTCTGTCTCTTTTTCATATCCCACTTGCACTCCTGTAGCGTCTCCCTGTTTTTTGGTGATGATGTTCCTCATTCTTTGAACATCTCTTTCCTTAAACTCTTTTTTTAACTTTGTATCTCCCATAACTATAATTTTTTAATTCTTATTTTTAAATCTCCTGTGCCTTTTATAGCCCTATGCCACTCTCCCATTGGTATATGGATCTGACCTTCTATTTTAATAGGAAGTCCTCCGTCTTTCTGAAAAAACCAATCGTTTGGTTCTATGGGTTCGATTATACGATCCTCTCTATCCCTATGCCACCTTAATTCTCCAGAGTCTACGTCAGCTTTAAATACTCTTTCGTACCAACCTTCGTTGTATATTTCTGTGTACGGTCTGTCTTCCATACTACCAAAATCCTGTAAAATTAGATTTTAACCCTAGCATAGCAGCATATCTTGGAAGTCTGCATGACCAATAATTAGCCATTGTCTTATCTTTAGCTTGTGCGCATTTATGACGAGCTGCAAAAGATTTACGAGCCTTAGGATCGTTTATTTTAGCCTTTAAACCTGTTGTATCACCAAAAGATATCTTCTTAACACCTCCGCCTGGCTTACGTACATATACGTAGAACTTTTTACTTCCGCCACGCTTTGGTTTATTAAGTTGAACTTCTTTACCCTGATGTTTTACCTCTTGAATTTGCTCCATGCTCATTGGAAAATCTAAAGGAACTTTTATACCGTTATAAAATCCAAAATCTCCAAGATCTGTATTTGCTAATATTTTCTCTTCCTGTTCTGTTACTTCAAGAAGACCTTTTTTATAAAGCTCTCTAGCCTCTTTAAATAACTCAAAATATTTTTTTGAAAAAGGTCGATATATATTTTCTGTTAGGTCTCTGTTGTTATCTACGTGATATCTCATACCCTCAGAAATATTCTCCCCAGAACATCCACAATCATCGAATGCTTCTAAAAATAAATTTCTTAACTTCATTACTTTAAGTTTACTAATTTATACTTAGTTGATTCTATAAGAGCGACTACTTCATCTACTTGATTTTGGAGAAAAGAATCTTGAGGTATAGCTGTTCTTACAGATTCTACAAATTTACAAAGGGCTTCAAAATACATTACAGTACCACCATCTTCTTTAATGGTTCCTCCCATTTTGTATCCGTATAATATTCCATATCTTCCTTGAAAGGTTTCAACAAGACCGTCAATATGATCTACAACCCCTTCGTAGTAATCTTGCAAAGCTTTATGCTCAGCATAAGATTTTGTTTGTAGATGATAGATATGCGCCTGATTTCTAGACTGCATTAAGGTTCCGATAAATAATCCAAATTGTTCCATTTTAATCTTCTTTGTTTAAAGGTTGAAAAACGCTTTTCCAAAACCCATCATTAAATTTATTATTATATTGTTCTTTATAATTTAATAGAGGTGATTTTTCCTCTACAGGTTCGTCAGATATAGAAGGCCTCTTCAAGATATTCATATACTCGTCTATCTGAGTATCAGAAAAGTCATCTGGTAGTTCACTTTTTACTGTTTCTCTATTATCGTTTTGTACAGCCTGGTATAAGTTATTAGATGACTTGAAAAACTGAGATGGTACTAATTGGATTCCGTATGCAGGAAAATTAGCGAATTTCTTTTGAAATTTTTTGTTCCTTGCAGAGTTTTCATCTAATGCTATGTACCCAGCCATAGTTGGCTTATTTTCAAAAATCGAATAAACCTCTGTTAGAGGGCCATTATTTTTTGACTTTATTACACTAGCTTGAGGAGAAAAACTGGATTTTAATAACATTTCCCATAGCTTAGCTTTTTGTTGCTGGGATATACCTCCTGACTGATCTTTGCCTATGACTACATGAACATGGCTAATTTCTGGCCTATTCAAAAGCCAGTACAATGCATTTAGATGCATTTTTGTCGGGGGAGAAAATTCTCCAGGATAATAGCAAGGGTGTTGTTCCATAATTATTCGATACTATTATAAATATCGAACTATCCCTTAATCATAGTCTGCTTATAAGTAGAAGTTGATGTTTTTACAGGAGGGTATAGAGTCACATTCTCATGAAACTCAGATGTTTCCGGATCTACTATGTTCATTACTACGGATTCTTTTAGTGTTTTTAGGAAAGATTCCCTCTCTTTCATTTTCACTTTTAGAATTTCTAGATCCTTATTAAAACTGTTCCAAATAGGATCCCCGCAGGATTCGTAGTCAAACTTAGTTGCAGCCTCATATAATTCAAACTTTACTCCATGCTTCGTTGTATACGTTTTTCCATCGTCTGAGTTTCTCTCTATTTCCTCTCTAACTAGGTCTACAAAAGTATTTTTACCATTATCGTCACTCAACTCTTTAAGCTCTTTACCAGTCTCTTCTACAAACTTTAACATAACAGCAAAATCCACAGCAGACATGCCATGATCCATAATAGAAGCATATATATTGCTTGCTGCCTTAGCTACACCTTTTTTACTTAAATCCGGAGTTTGGTATTGAGTTTCATCTAGTTTTATCAAAAAATTTGTTTCGTTGTTCATTTATTTAAATTTTAATTATGATAAAAACATTTTATATTTTAAAAGTTTGTCAAGAGTTAGCGGTTCTACTGTTTGAATATGAGATAAAAACGCTGAAAATCCCATAGATGATGGATCCTTGTCCTGCATTTCTACCAGATATACCTTCTTTCCCAATGCCGTAAGAGTCTCACAATGCTTTAGAGCCATGACTATGGCATCATTATCTAACGCAATGTATACTTTTTTAATTTTACTTTGTACTAGCTTTTTCATCAATTTTTGAGTTATTGATTTTCCTAGTAAAGGGATAGCGTTTCTTTTTATAGCTAGCATATCAAATCCTCCTTCGCAGAGAATAACTGGTATATCCCAATTTATGTACATCTCAAATGGAATAATGTCCCTAGAGGCTTGGGGATACTTATACTTAAGCCTTACTTCCGGATCAAAGGATCTACCTACAAAAAAATTTATCTTCCCTTCAGCATCAAAAGAAGGCATTATTATCCTCTCAGCATATGGACCTTCTTCACAATACCCTATTTGATACTTTACTATGTCTTGTTCTGTGACTCCTCTTTTTTTCAAATATATCATTGCATGTTTTGCAAGTATATCATGAGGTTTAGCATCTAATAAAAACTTGTACTCCTGTGGAAGAATTCCATCAAAATGAGACAAGTCTTGATCTTCTCTGTCTGTCCTAACAATTATCTTTGATAGATCCTCTAAAATTTTTTTACTTACTCCTAATCTTCTAAACAAAGACCTTACGGTTCTTCCTTTGTTTCCACATACCCAACAAGCGTAAGGATTGTTCCCTTCTGAATCCGTTACTGTATCTATTTCGAACTTCTTTTTAATCGTACCATGTGTAGGACAGTCTACAAAAGGACAATGGTATTTTCTATTAGTTCTTGAAGCTTTTTCTCCATAACCTAAGACTTGGTCTAACAATCCCGATAGAATATTCTCCATGGGACAAAGATAGTATTAAATATCTTTCCTCCAAAATTTCCCTAGAATATTCCCATTAAAACAATTATCAGACTCTAAACACCCCTCTAAAATCTGATGCCTTAGTTCTTGATAGGTCATTTGCTTTTTATGGGTGCACAAATACAATACCTCTCTTTTAAAGGCCTCTATTCCCACTTTAGACACTTCTTCTTTCAAACTCTTTTCAGAGCCATAATAGGTCTTCCAATCGCTTTCAGATATAACTTTCTTCTTAGTAGGCTTTTTTCCCTTACCAATATGTTCCGACAGTTCTTTTTTAGTTAAGGCTTTAGTTCTTTCTGAATATAGGTTCTTCCGACCTATATAAAACTTATTGTCTGATAACCTAACTATCTTGTAAATAAATCCGTAAGTATTCTCTGGTAATTGAGATATGTCTGATATAACCTGATCTTTGTAAAACCACATATTAAATGTCTATTCTAATTAAGAAGTTTGTATCTGTGTTTGGGGATATTGGGACAGGCTGAGCGAATTTTGCAACCATCAATAATTGATTAGCATCGTTATAAAAACCTACTGTAGACGCATAAGGAGAAAAATCAGATCCCGTAGAGAAGGCGAGCATAGTTTCCTCACTTCCAGAATTAAGTAATGATGGATTGTAACTATAATTCATCTCATAGTCTTTTATGGTACACTTTATTGTGCGCTCTATAATCATGTGATTATTAGAGAAATTTAATTTAAAATCCTGATATGCTACCATTTATAAAATTTTAACAAGTTCCTATATCTGTAAAGTTATACCATATACTTAAATTATCTCCCCCAGTTATAGTAGTTCCATTAACTTTAGTTATTGTAGCACTAAACTGTCCATTAGAGTAGTTAGCTCCTATATTTTTAGTTCTATACACAAGTATATAATCTTTGTACCCAATTGCAGGTATAGTAACAGTTGTTATTTGAGTATCAGATAGATAGTATGGGATACTTCCTGTAGAAATACTTGCCAGTGAAGCTGTTATTTGTGTTCCTGGGGTGGGGTTCGCACTTGGTAAAGACGTTTCAAACAGTCCTCCGGATATACAAACATTTGTAGATCCTGTTGCTGCGCTTGTTACTGACTGCTGTGCTTTAACTGTTAACTCTACTACTGATCCAGAAGGTCCTACTAGTCTTGACCATATTCTACCTCCACTTCCTTGTACATTGCTTCTACTAGTATACGCTGTGTCAAAGTAGATAGGAGATTGTGTAGGCGTAGGTGATATAGTAGGAGTTCCAGTAATTGTAGGTGTTGGTGTTGGAGTAGGGGTAGATAAATATATTGATATTGTATTAGTACATGCTCCAACAGAAGCAACAATTATTTCTGTTGCCGACTCATCTACATTGAGGGTATAGCCTGCTAATAATTCATCTCTGGACACATTTATAGCTACCACTCCTAATACATTATCGGATATGTTAAAAGGGCCTGCTGATGCTCCTATTGTTGATATTATTATGGATACTGATTTTGTTGCCATTTTTTTAAATTACATTTTTATTAACAACTTCCTCCACTACTTAAGTTTCCTGTACTGCTAATAATAGCTCTACGAACTATTCCTGTATTATCAGTTCTCGCATAAGCCCAATATTGACTTCCTCCATCAAATCCGGTAGTTAATGCAGTATCTGTAAAGAATCTTGTAACAGATGAAGGATTAGCATTTGCACCATATACCTCAGTTGAACCAATTCCGGCTGCACATGCGCTTGCAGCAGAAGCTTCTCCAAAGTCACTTATATAATAAGCATATGGAGTAGGTGTTGCAGTTGGAACAGGAGTAGCATCGCTAGTAGGTGTTGGA